ATAGAACATTACACCCAAGACTATCTGCTTCGCTGACTGTGTTGGAAACCCAATCTTGAAGGGCGCAATTAAACACAACACGACTATCATTAACGATATTATAGTAATCATTCTTTTCTAAATCCTCGTAGATTGTTAGTAGTCCTCTATCAACCAAATCACGAGTGCGTTCCATATAGCTTTCGCTATTTGATTTAAGTTTGCCACCACTACATACACAGAATTCAATACTACTTATAGGATGATTTGGATATTCTTTGTTGTACCATTGTTCAATGAGGTCCATGTAGAAGTCAGGTTGTTTCTCCTGATCCCATCGTGCAGAAAATACTACACGATTCTTTCTTTCATTGAACGGTTTGATACTTGCGACACGACCTTGTACTTCACTCTTACCAAATGCTAACCCACTGATATTATAGATTGGAGCACGCCAACCTGCAATCTTCATGTGCATTACCATTTCTTCGTTAGTAGCAAGTATACCATCTACGAATGAATCAACCATCTTTTCATAATGCCCCATAAACTCTGACATGCCCCAAACATGTACAAAATCATCAGGATCAATAGACTGGGCAAGACAACGAACAAAAATCCTAGGACGTAGAGTATCAGGGATTTGATTGAGTATATAAGGTAGGCTTTCGATACCGGGTTGAAACATGTCCTCAAAGTAGATAACATCTTCATTATTCAGTTCTCCTTGTTTCATCATACGAATTAGATTCATAAGTTGACTCATACCAAAGTATGTACGACCATGAGCATCTAATACTTGACCAGTTACAATAGCTTGGTCATTACTAAGTGTTTCACCAGGCACTACAACATAGTTGATGCCTCTACGATCAAACACAGTAGTATTCCACTCTTGTAACTGTAGAGTGTACCTTGCTTTATAGGGTTCTAGACCCATGTAATACAGTTTACGCATTATGGACGAGCGTTTTCCTGCCATTGATCTTTAGCAAACTTGCCTGTAGCAAATTTAGTATACTGACGATATACATAACTCCGTTGGTCATAGAGTTCTGCTTCATTATACTTATAACCATAATCCACACAGAATGTTAGATATTTCTCTAGGTCCTCAAAGATTTGAGTAACACGTGGGTTAGATTGAAAAGTTTGTTTTGCCATTTTATATTTCCTTTAAATAGCGAGGTTACGATAAGGTTGAGTTCTATTATAAGAAATCGTAGCACCATTCTCGTTGTCCTCAGAGACAGTGATTTTGATATTACGATCTGGATACCGAGTTGAGATAACCTCATAAAGATTATCACTAATCATTTCACAACTTTTGTAATCCAATGCAAGAATGTTTTGAGAATATTGATTCTCTAACCATCTTTTGAATTGAATAAACTCAATATCTCTATCGTTGTGAAACACTTCAATCGTCACTTCAAAGTGAAAGATGTGACGATGTGGAGTTGCTAGAAAGCTAACATCATACTCATCACCTGTTGCCAAGTTAGGGTCTGTTGCTGCTGCGGGGTATTTATGAATACCTTCTTTTTGAAATCGTACAAAGATTGTACGAAATGCTTTATCTTTAATGCGTTGACGCTTTTCTATATCAGCTTGTTCTTGTTGATTCATTATCATTATCTATCATCCTCAAAATTAACACGTTCGTGATCTTCATCCCATTGAAGTTTTGTATATCTTCTTATCTCAGAGTATACATCATTTCTATCTATTCTCATAGCTTTAAGGGCGTCTACGTTAAAGTTTACGTCTTTTTCTGCCTTCAAGATTTCTTTATCAAGGTCTATTGCCCTTTGTTGTAATTTTGCAATTCGTTGTCTATACATATTATTACTCCAAAACTAATAACATAGCATCATCGCTATCTTCTATTTCCTCAATTGGTTCTTCATCTACTGTAAACAATTCTTCAAACATACTCATAGCATTAACAGTTTTTTTACCACTGATACCCTGACTACCTGATTGAAATTGTTTCCAATAACTACTGTGATAATCTATCAAATCTAATGATTCCTGTTTAGTTTTTTTACTAAAGATTTCATCAACAATTTTACCAAAAAAGTTATCACCTTCAAATTTATGTACTAACATCTTTGGTACTACACCCGTTTCATATTGACGATTAGCTTCTTGCACGGCATTCATATGCATCCAAACATTGTGACTTTGTAACAATGTATAGCTTAATGTATCCCAACTTGTTTTTGTTTCTTTGCCGTGTTGTCCAATAAAGCCTAACCCACGATAGCATAAATCTTTCATTACTAACGCATCAGTTACTGGGCTATCAGTAAATGATTTATGTATCTCATCAGTCAATACAGCATCACGGTATTTACGATTGTCATTAGCGTAACTTTTCTTTTCAGCAGTCTTTTCCATTTGATAAGACCATTTCTTGTTATGTTCAATGGTTGTATTGTAATAAGCAAGACCTTTAGCAGCACTATAGAATGGGCTAGCACAGTCAAATGTAATCTGAAGATTTGGGTTGTGATACTTACGTACAGCTTTCTGTATATCAGTAAACAATACAGCGTATTCTAGTATACTTGTGCCCAAGCAATGAATCAAGTCATGCTTTCCTTCACATAATAATCCATCATGGATAATACCAACTAATCTACGCAATGTTAAATGAATATCGATCTTGTTCTGACCACCAAATGCCCAACCATTGAAATGATTGTCTGGGTAGATGTTTGGATCACAATACTTTTTCATTTCTTCATACCAACTATCACTTTGAGTATGATTACGACCCTGTAACACATTTAAGAACTTACATTTCCCTGAGCGATTATTTATAAAGTATTCGTTGTTAATATGTGTGGCACTGATAGCTTCTTCAATAGTACTGATTCCATGTAAGCTATTGCCATTCTTATCTTTCATACCAAAAGTAGTTAGTGATTGACTTGGAATATCTAAACACATACCATAATCCATGTATGTGTCCATCCACGTCAATACTGCTTTGCGTTTCTTCATGGCACGTGGACAGTTAGGATCCTTCCAATCAGCTGGCCATTGACCTTTTAAAATCTGAAAGCCACCACTATCACCTAGCATGAATGTACCTTCTTCACGTTCACGTATGATAGATTCACTTGGATCATCTTCAGTAGTATCTAAGTTAGCATGACCAGCACTGTACAATCCCCACTTGTAATAGTAAAGACCTTCTTTACTATTTAAGAAGTTTAGTTTCTCAACATCACCATTGAACCCCTGAGGAATCCTCGTCTGTTCAAAATAATTCTGACCCTTACGTTGCTTACCCAAACCAGAGATATAAAAACTACTGACTGCGGGTAAAAACAATGCCCACTCTGGGTTATGTTTTGCTGATAGATTATCTTGTTTCAATTGAAACTTCTTTCTTAATCAAGGTCATGACCATTTGTATTTGGTCTTCTTTTTCTTTTATTTGCTCAAGTAAATTTTTGATAGCGGGATTAGCCGCAGCTAATAAATCAATTTCTATTTCTTCATCACGCTTCTTTTTAGCCCAATCAAGTATTGATTCTGCTTCGGGTGTTAGACCTACATTAACATGTCCCATCTGTAGTCCCATCCAACTATTACCATCGTATACTTCTATACTTTGATTAACTGTGTTGAATCTTATATTGCCCACACCTTGTGCTCCGGAATAATTGTTAATGTAATTGGAAACTGAACCACCAATTACATTCATATACTTACCGTGACCAATGATGTTCTTTATCATTTCTTGTTCGCTGGAAGTAAGTAAACATAAGTTGCGATACCACTATCAACTGTGATTTCAGTAGCACCTTGTTCACTAATCTTTACTGTCTTGTCACCAACTAGATCCATGATACTCAAGAATTCTTTAACGGGCCACTTATGTGTACCAGCTAGTGTACCAGTAACTGGAGTATTGAACACAAAGTTACCACTGTGTGTTGAAGCATCACCAAAGAATACTTTTAAATCATTACCATCAGTTTTGAACACGAAATGTTCTTCTTCGCTATTTGCTTGTGCCTGTTTCTTAAGACGTTGAATACCAGCAACTGTAGGCTCAAATTCAACATTCCACTTAGCACCCTTGAATGACACACTCTTAACTTTTTCATCAACTACGCTTTTAAGCATAAGACGATAATCGTTAATGAAGTCACCAGTCTTTGTTTCAAAGTGAATAACTGAAGGTACATCTACACCATCACGTTGAGTACGAACAACATTGATTTTAGATGTTTCATCATACTCATCAAACCCAATGATTGTTTTAAGTTTGTTCAAGTTAGGCATACCAAATACACCAATGAAATCACTAATGGGGTTTTTAAATGTGCCACTGATGATAACGCTTTTGTTTTCTGCTACAGCATTGATTGCTGTTTCAGTATCTGTACCGGTGACCTTAATAAGTTCAATAGTACCAAGACCAAGAGTATGGTCGATCAAGTCTTTTAAATAATCTTTCATTTTGTTTCCTTTGTTTAAAATATTTAGGAGTTCCTATCACGTATTATAGTGGAATATATTGCGTTAGTCAATGACTTATGTACCCAATTGATGATAAAAGGTTAAATAAGTTATAGATAAATATATAAATGAGAGCATACGAATTTTTAATTGAAGCATTGACTCCTGACCAAATCGCCAAATTATATAAAGATTTAGGGTCAAAATACGATGCTAATATACACGATAATATATTTAAGGGAAAGTCTCGGATTTATGCTCCTCTAGAGGACCAACCTTCCAGTTCAGGTGAGGAAATTTCATCTACTCAAAAAGAATTACAAACAGCAATTTCTGATCTTGGATATGAAATTGATGACTATAAGCGTGGATTGGCAAAAAAATCTAGTGACCCAAGTAAAAAAATAAAAATTGGAAAATTAATCAAGGATAAAGAGTTATTAAATAAATTTGCAAATGATCCAATTAGGGCTGCGACACGACAGGCTGCTCCGCTTGAGGTGGTGTTTTCAAGAGATCCGGTTGATATCGCAGGTATGAGTACAGGCCGCGGTTGGGTGTCATGTATGGATTTGGATGATGGTCCAACTGTTACTAATAAATATATACCAGCAGACATTAAAAACGGAGCAATCATTGCATACTTAATTAGAGAAAATGACAAAAATATTGATAACCCATTGGGCCGAATATTGATAAAGCCATATTATTACAAAAATCACCTGATACTTTTTCCAGACTCTGTGTATGGAACTAATGTGGCCGGCTTCAGAGAGGTAGTTAATAAATTTTGCAAGTTTGTAAATTCCAATAGTCCTGAGGGAAACTATCGGCTACGTAAGTCTAGTAATTCAGATTCACATTCGGATATTAGGGCACATTACGACTTCTCTAAAATTGATGTATCTAAAATGTCGTTACGTGCAAAAAAATTAATCGCTGATCGGCCAGAAGTTCCACTTGAACAATTGATGTTGCTAGCAAAAGATAAGGACATGGAAGTTAGAGATTTGGTAGCATTAAATAGAAGCACTTCGCCTGAATCATTGATGATACTTGCAAAAGACCCAGTCGCTGATGTTCGTATGCGTGTAGCATCCAATATAAGCAGCCCGCCCGAAGCATTGATGTTACTTGCAAAAGACAGATGGAATCGTGTTAGGGCCAACGTAGTAACGAATCCAAACACCCCACGTGAAACATTGATGTTACTTGCTAAAGACCACGATGATTATGTTAGAGATCAATTTAACCGAATGTGAATAGTTCATCAAATGTTGAGTTAACATCAGTATTGCTTCTGATATCCCAATCTAATACACCAAGTAAGTTGTCTATCTTTTCATCTACCAATGTTGATTCCATTAATAAATCATCAAATGGTAATTCTTTGAACCATACTGGTAATCTCAATTCATCAACTGGATATGCGATACTAGTGAAACTCAATGCGTTGTCTTTGAGTTTACACACAACAATCTTCATACCATCTACAATCTTTTGACTATAGTTGTCACCATATACTCTACGTAGATAGTTCCAATTAATTGCTGCTCTAGCATGACCCACACCGCACTTACCAGTCTTTTCAAACTCAATGGTGTGTTTAGTTAGATTGTTAACTGATTTAGGCGAACCTTTAGTCCAGCTATCTTGTTCTGATAATTTGTTTTTGAATTCTTTAACCATTTCAATAACTTTATCACGTTGCTCACCAGCAAGTACCTTAGTAAGTACATCCATTAAGAATTCTTGTATATACTTAGGAGTATCAGCACGTTTCAAGTCAAGACCCATCGCTTTGATATCACCATTCTTGCCGTTCACATCTTTACGCTTACCTTCTTTATCAAATATATTGATAGCATAGCGTTTCTTTGTGATAAAGATAGCACGATCACCGATCAGTTCACGACCAGCTTTAATGATTTCACCATTCTTTCTTGGAGCATGAAATGCACGTTCCATGAATGCAGGGAAACTTTCGTTAGCTTGGTCAGCAATACCATCATACAATGTGATACAGTTTTCTTTGTCCCATTTAATATCACCATTCGCTATTTGCGAATTGAGAATAGGATAAGCAGTAAAGTAACAGGAGTCAGTATCACCATAAACGATTGCCGGCCCTTCATAATTATAATCACCGGTAACTGTTTCATTGATATGACTCATCATATGCTTAACAATCTGACGACCACTCAACGTAACACTTTGCCCGATACGTTTGTCATAGAATCTACAATGTTCGTTCAATAGTGCGCCATACGCTGAGTTCAACAAAATCTTACGAACAAGTTGACGCTTATCCCAATAGTCTCTATCTTCGTTAGTAGTAGCTTCTTTAAGTTTCTTCTGCATCACTTTACGATCACTATACCAGCGTGAAAGTAATCCAGGAACTACACCTTCTTTTTCGTAAGTAAAGATTGTACCATTAGCACTTAACATCCATGGGCGATTACTATCAAATATCATCTTCCATATTTCAGCCGCACTATACTCCTCACTACGACCATCTTCGTAATCTATAGTAAGCATTGTGCCACGTTCTTGGTTCATAATGGCACTATATTCTAATACGCCAAACATGTTCTCCCACAATATAGCACCAGTAACATCATCATCACCTTCTTTGAAACGCTTTTTAAGGCTAGCAAGTTGCTTACCTTTATCAAGCATATACTTGTCAGTTAGTGTCTGACGGACTTGACCAATGATGGTTTCTCCTGCCATGTTAAGGGCACGAATAACCGAGGGATAGAGCGAGTTAATGTCAACGGCTCCAACGTATTCGTGCATACCTCTTTTCGGCGTAGCAACGAAGGCACCTGCTGCTGGCGTTGTTTCTTCTGCATTTTCATTCTTTCGTTTTTTATCTGGCACTACTAATCCACGTTCGTGGGCTTCATTAAAAATTGCCATCTCAATCATAGCTACAGAACCCATTACTGTTGGAAGAAGTACTGTGTTCTCATGCGCCAATTGATTAGCAAGTTCTAAAAACTTTAGTTTGTTGTGAATCTTCACCAACAACATAGTATCTTGACGATTGTATTCTAAAAACTTCTTAAAGTCTTTGTTATACAACTGGTCAAGAGTACCTTCATATTGAGTTTTGTTCTCTCCTACTTCCATCTCACCAATAGCATCTAACTTATATGAATGTCGTGATTCATAGTTATATTTCTTGTAGAGTTGCAAGTAGTCTAAGTGAATACGACCAACTAAGTCGTATGTAGTTTCACTTTTGCCAAATCTTTCGTATTCTCTAGCTTTAGGAAGTTGACCCATCAAGCAAAACTTGCGTGTGTCATCCTTACTCATTACTCTTGTGACACGATTAACCATGTAAGGTATGTCGTATCCTTCACTGTTCCAGCCAGTCATTACATCAGCATCTTCAATGAGTTGAAAGAAAACATCAAACATATCCTTCTCATTACTGAAAAGCATACAGTTCTCAAACTCATTACAGATTTCTTGTGCTGTCTCTGGACTCATATGCTTAGGTGCGATACATAGTGTAACCAATGTATCTTGCCAATCTAAGTATAATGAGATAGCAGTTACTGGATTGAATGGATCACTAGTAGGACTGAAACCCTTCTCAGGATCAAAGTCTACTTCAATGTCAAAGAAACAAGTATGAAGTTTAGGAACGTCTGCTTTAAGATAGTTTTCACTAAGGCAGCGAAACACTACTGGCACATCACTTTCAAAAAGTGATTTACCAGAGTGAATACGTCTTTCTTTTTCAAACTCTTGTCGTTTGCGTGTACTGAAACGATTTACGGGGTCACCATATATACTGCGATACTTTCCCTTATGATCGGGATAGTAGAGTACATAGTTTGTGGGATATTCTTTGTATTGACGCTTTCCGTTCTGGTCTCGTTCCACCACATAGATACGATCCTCATCCCTGCTATGAATAGCATCAACGTAACTCAAAGTGTTTTGCCCACTGTCTCAAGGATGGTATTTAATTCCTCATGGTCAGCGTTTGTTTGACCAAGACTTGCTTTGTGTGCAACAGATATTGCCTTCTTAAGAATGCCTGGCTTTACTTCCAGTTCTTCTGCAATAGCCTTCACAGTATCACTTAGACCCTCACGTAGGGTATCAATCTCATGTAGGACTACCATTCCTTCGTTAACCAATTGTGTTAACTTAATCTTTTGCTCTCCGGTAAACATTTTACTCATAGTTTCTCCTTGTAAAGTAATTAGTATACATGCCTTGTGTAGAAAAGTCAAACATTTTGCTGACTTTCTACGATCTTTTTAACCACAGTATGTAGTCCTGGGTTAACGTGTAATGCGTGTGGCATGAGATGTGTTCTCACATAGTTACGCATATATTTTGTGTCATCGTTACTATTGTCGTGACACCAGTCAATAGATTTACGGTTGCACCAATTTGTGAATTCACTTTTGTTTGTAGTTAGAAACGGTCGTACAACATTATTTCTTTTTGCTGGGATAACTTTTGGTTGTCCGTGAAGTGATGACCAAATATATGTTTCTACACAGTCATCCAAATGATGACCAGTGATGATTGGACCCAAAGAATCACCAAAGCTATCTAAAAAGTCATAGCGTTCATTGCGCCAGTGTTCTTCTGTGCTAAGTTCTTTGGGTTTAATATTCTTAATCAATCCAATCATGAGTGGAAGATTACGCTCAGTACAGAATTCAGCAACAAATTTAAATGCTCGCTCACTATTTTCTGTTCCATGATGGAAGAAAGCGCAAGCTACCTTATGTTTTTGAGAAAGGAAATCTGTGATAGCAACACTATCAACACCTCCACTAAGTGCGACAACAATATCTTTTGGCAATGGAAAGAGTAATTTTAGCATCTATGCATTATAGCATAGAAACTATTTTATTGAAAGATTTCTGGGTGGTCTTTACCAAATACTTTCATGTATTTGCCCGCACCCATATCCGCTAGCATTTCAATTGGGCTACCAGGATAGCTATCTCCTGGTTTAATCATACCCAATTCTCCTTGACGTACATGAACCAATTCATGGAAAACAGTACGCATGATATCAACCATATTACGATTGGCAACATAGACCCAAACACTATTATCACTGTCTAGATGCCTTCCAGTATGATGTCCTTCTTGCGCTTCTTCTGTATTGTAACTGAATTCAAATTTAGGTTCTGATTGTAGATTTAATTTTTCTCTAGCCCACTGAATGAATTTCTGCATTATTGGGTTATCTGCTAAGAAGTCTGGTTCATCATCTTCATCTAGTTTATCCTTGATCCAATTATCAGGATTTTTATGAAATTTCTTTACAAACAAGTCATGTAATGCTTTACCAGTAATACGATGTTTACTAGCAATATCCTGCATTAATTTGTCAATAGTATCGTAGTCATGTTTTTCTAATGACGGCAATTTTTTTGCTAGTTCAAGTGCAGCGGATTCAATAATGATGTGTTCTGTAAGCATTATGTATTTATCAAAAGTGCTCACTTTGACGAACTAAATGGGTAGCGATTCCTATTCGTCAGCCAGCAGCCGGCTACACGGCCCTAAGGTGTGTTCTTTACCAAGAACTTTCTTTAAGTTCCATGGCGTATGTATCAAATCTTTTTAGTCGGGACAAGAATTCATTAGATTCTTCTGAAACAAGCCCAGTTAGTTGCAGTATGATTCTATCAGAAGCGCCTGCGTTTGCGCTAGCATAAGAAGTTTTGTGCCAATCAACACTATATACATCTCCTGCTCTCCATCCAGTATGGATATCATTATCAAAGCAATAGAAATGACCCGGTTCCCAATCTGTTAAATGAATACAGATTCTTTTAACAGTAAAGGGATTATTCAAACTATAATGTTCTAAGTTGTCTTTAATAAAAGGGGTTACTTTATTTGGCTTTTGTATATCCAAATTAATATTACAATCTCTAAGTTTGAATAGATTGCTTATTTGTTGGAGCAATTTATCATTGATATTGCTCCAATCACCCACAAGTTTGCCTAATTTTGTAATGTTCATACTGATATTTAGTATGATATAATGGCACTAATATTAATCGTCACTAGCGCCAGCGCCACACTTAGCACGTTTTGCCTGTGTAAGTTTACCAAAGTCAACTGGCCATTCTTGCCCGGGTGCTAGTTCTTTAGCAGTTTTAGGGAACGCAAACTGTACCCCAGCTGTTTGTTCAATCTGACTGATTGGTAAACGAAACTTAGTTAAGTCATTACCTAAGTTTGGATATGGAGCAACGTGAGGGAATAGCCATCCTGCTACTTCGTTCGTTTGATTATTGATAACAATTTTGTAAAAACCATGCGGAACAACAACACCGTTGCCGATTTTCTTATCTTGTGCATTATATACCCCACCTACATAAACCGTGTATGATTGATTGCGCTGAACCGCCCAACCACGTACACTAGTTTCTAATAGTTTCCATATGCCACGATTCAATGAACCAGCTTGTGGACTCATGTTAGTCATTAAGAAACTTTCGTATTCTACTTGAACATCCCATGATAGATCACCGTCTGGACTCATGTGACCTTTGTCGTATCCAGTGCCAGCGTAATCTTCTGGCTTAGCACCGTTTGGTACTGATTGGTCAGCAGCGAAAGCATTTGTTCTTGCTACACAACCTAATGCGTTTTGTGGCATTAATTCATATGTTACAAACTTCGGTAATTTAGCACTAGCATCATATCCAACTAGATATGCTTGACGGCAAATAGGTTGTACATTTTGTGTTTGTGGGAATCCGTAAGGAGCATGTGCTTGACATTGTTGTACTGGGTTTGGTGCTCGTTGTGTCCAAGCTGAAGCAGTAAATGATACTGCTAGTAATGTTAATGTTAATAATTTTTTCATGCTGGTTTAATCCGTTGTTTGTAATCTATAAAGTTTGCGTGTCTATCTTCTAATCCTCTCAACGCTGGATTAATTTTATGTGTTACCGTTTTAGTATCTGAGAAATCTGTAATACCTTTTGTTTTAGCTTTCCAGAACCATACAGCAATCTTTGCTGCTATTGTAGGGTCAGCAGCTAACTCAGGATGATTTAATAAATCTATTCCAAGTTCTTTGCTAGCACGAGCATAGTTATCATGTCCGGTCAACTGAATATAACCTCTACCATGATATTTATCTCCGTCACCGGCGTGTTTATTTCCTAATATCTTTGCTGTCTTTGGAGCATGTTTAGGATCATATTTTTTAGCAAAATAATCTTTTACTTTGGGTTGTGGCTTTTCTTGTAATCTACTAAAGTTCCACGATTCATGTTTAACTTGTGCTAAGAATTGTGCTAATTCAGATACACTCATGCCGGCTGCTTTACCTGCATTGAATAATGCGCCTTCTGCTTTAGGATCTACTGTAGCTGCTGCTGCTCTAACTGGCTGTTGTGCTTGTTGAGTTATGGCAGGTTTTTTAATTGGTTCAATTGGTTTAGCATCACTATTGCCGGCACCTAATGCGCCTAAGCCCATTGCTGCTCCAACTGCTAAGTCTTTCCAACCTTCTTCTAAATCTAATTCAACTAGTTGACGATATGGTTCGTCACCGACCCATCTTGAACCTTGGACAGATGCTTCAGCAAAGAATTCACTTGCTCTCATTACTCACGCTCTGTTTTGAGAGTAGAACGAATGAACCATGCTTTCTTACCATACAGGTCTTGTAATTCAGCCATGTAATTAGCAATGCCTTGCTGACGTTCACTAGTTGCTACATCAAATATCTCAACAACTAATTTACCTAATGTTTCGCAATCTTGTAATAATTCAGCAAACATTAGTTGGGCACGTGG